GCTATATTTTTATTACTATTATTAAATTCATATAAATTATTTGTTAAATCAATTCCAAATGTTTGTTTTAACATTTCCAACTCGGCAACAAAATTATAAAATATTGCTATCTTTTTACCTTTGAACTTTTCTTTTATAAACTCGGATTTTGAATTATCAATTATTTGAGTAGTTCCATCTTCATACTTAATAGTTCCACTAAATAGTTGGTGTATCTTTTGCTGAAGTTTTACACCAGTATCTGCAATTATTTGCTTACCGCTTGACTTTGATGTAACCACTAAATCTTTAATTAACTTTTCAGTTATTGCATAAGTGATAGGTTTCATTTTTACTTTTATAATATTCTCTTTTACATCGGTTGTAAATCCAGCTTGTTCTTGTGTAAATGTTAGAATATAGTATCTTATATGATGCCAAAAATCATTTTTACGAGCATCTGAGTAGTCTTTCACTTGTGCATATCCTAAATATTTTAATTTAATATTTACATATTCATTTGCCCACTTATAAAAGTTAGTGTACTCTTTAAAAGGGCTATGATTTGACAAAGTAAACAAATGATAATATTGAGAATAGCTTTCAGGTGTTGGTGTACCTGATAACATAATCATAGGAATATCTCCAAACCTTGACTTAACGTCTTTATGATATTTTGATGGTTTAGGATAAGAAGTATATCCATGCACCTCATCAATTATAACTACATCGAAATCGTTTGTTTCAATCTTATGTAAACTCTCTCTGTTTATAATTGTTAAATCAAATTTATCTACATAACCGAAATCCCAGTAGTCATTCTCAATACTCGAAAATGCTTTTATTTTAGTAATGAATAAAACTCTTTTCGCTCCAAACTTTTTACACGTTTCTAATGCTGTTGTAGTTTTTCCAGTTCTTACTTCCATAAATAAACATACTAACTTTTTTAAGGTTAATATTTCACTTGCGTCTTTTGAAATTCTTATTTGATAATCTCTTAACTCTTTTTTCATAATTAGAAATCTATATCGTCGTTATCTTCAATTTTATTCTCAACATTTTTTTCAAAAATACCAAACCATTTTAAACCATTACTTGAACCTTGTTCAAAACGATACTCTTTATAGTTTGCATATTTCTGTATCCAAATATTAAATCGGTTTCTTTTTAACCATTTGTCAAAATCTTTATTGTCATTAACAAATGCATTAAAGTATTGGCTTTTGTCATTTCGTGTATTAATAGGGAAGTTTTCATAATCAATAATCCACTCATAAAAATCCATATTTGTTTCAGCAATAAACTTACGCAATACAATATTTTTAGCATTTTGTTTTATAAGTCCTGACTTAAGATACATTTGTAAACAATAAACCATATAATTATCAAACTTTTGGAAATCTTCAATTTCCCACTCATCAAATAATTGCTTCCCAAATTCCTCATCAGGTGTTAAATCCTTGCCGTAATATTGCGCTATTTCTATTTCGTGTCTACGTCTATTATGAGAGTTACCCTCGCCTTTTATAGCGTAATTTGTACTCATTACAATCTTTGGACTATCATGCACATTTAATTTAATAGCATCTTTATTTTTACGCTCTAAAGTCATTCCCTCAGTAACAAGCGAAAACTTATCTTCAAAATCAAAGTTCTTTTTAACATCGTCAAATACTAATATTTTTGTATCTAAAGAAACGGTCTGATAGGCAAATGACTTTTTGCTATCAAATTGTTTACCATCAATAATTGATGTATTTCTAATCTGACTTAAACCTTGTACAAATAAACCTTTACCAGTTCCCCCCTCTGGGTTGTCTGAAATAATCTCATCATTTAAAATAACTGCCTTATTATTACTTCTATTCTTATAAGTACTAATTAAATAACCAATAGTAACTTCAATAGGGAAAGGTTCATTTGCCGATATATTATTAATAAATTTTTGATAGTCATTTTCAAAATTTTCTAAACTTATAAAGTCACGATCTAATATGTGGCTTTCCCAAATATAGCCATCAACATCAATATAATCTACTAACTTAATCTCATTTTTTGTAATTTCTAAAATTCCATTTTTAAAAGCCAAATAAGAAGTTTGTCTGTTATCAATTAACATTATCAAATCAATACTTTCTAACATAAGTAAAAACTGCTCACTAAATAAGTTTTGATAGTTTGCGCAATAATTCCAAACATCAAACTCTTTCCTATCCATTAAGAAATCCAATACAAAATCCTTAATCTTTGATGTTGAGGTTAATTTAACCTTATTTGATTGTATTGATACAAATTGAGGTTTATCACTTTCATTTGGAAAATGTTTTTTAAATCCATTTCGCTCTAAAAAGTATTTATACTTTAACGGACTTATAGCTATTTTTTCTTTACCAGTTTTTTCGTTTACGATAATGTACCAAAAGTCTTCGGCTTCTTCGGCTTCCTTTATTTCGTTATAAACATCCTCCTCAATGTTATACTTTTCAAGTACTTCTTTTTTACCTTTCTTTAAATCGCTTTTTATCTTATCAATCTGTTGGTAATTCTCAAAGTATTTCGAATTAAAAGAACGTCGTTTATAAGCTGACTTAATTGTATTTTTACACTCAGTTTCTGAAAAGTCACCATAAACCACATTATTTTGAATATAACCTAAAGCTGTACTTTCAGAAATACCATACTCACAAAATGCACCAGCTAAATCAAAAATAAAGCTATTACGCTCACCCTCTATAAAATCCTTACTCCAATTGAATTTCATTATTTTTTCAATAATAATATCCTCATCATTTATTGGAATTAAAGGAACTCTGTCTTTAATATCAAAACCCTCATCTATTAAAGTAGGTTCATAGGTTTGCGCATCATAATTAATATAAATATCTGTATCGTAACTTTCAAAACATACCCTATCCACATTACAATTTGACTTATCAAAATAATCATATTGATAATGACTATTAAATGCTTTGAAATATTTTTCGTGTTCAATCTTATTGCACACTGGTATTTTTACAACTCCTTTTATTCCTTTACCACTTGGAGAAATAAATAAAGATACAAAATGATTATTCTTTTTAAGTTCGTGTAAGTGATCAAACATTACGTCTTCAGTTGGGTACTTATCAAAATCAACAACCATTAACCCGCTATGATTAATAAGTCCATCTTTATTTCGTTCTTTAAATTCGCCACCAAAAATAATACAAGGAAGTTTTTGTTTTAATTTATCAGCTAATTCTTTAGTCTCTGCTTTTCGTACTAGTTCAACAAGTTCTTTTGATTTACCTTGTTTTATACGTTCAAAGCATTTCCATAACGGTATGATATAAGGAACATCTTGTGACTTAAGGAGCTCTTTAAAAACTGATATATTTGTATCTTTCATAAATTATTAAAATAAGAAATCCCATAAATCCACCGCCTCTGAACTCGGTTTCATTATGGGATTAATATAATGTCTTTTATATATTCAGAGGTTTAGCAAATATAATAATAAATATAATAATAAATACAATAGTACGAAGTTTTTTTTAAGTGCGAAGTTTAAATCTAACTTCGACCTTTGTTAAGTATTGTAAAATATAGGATTTTTATTTAAAAGTACGAAAGTTCGAAGTTTTTTTTATTTTTCACACCCGCCTAGTTTAATATGTTTATTTTTAAAAATATTTTTTTAAGCCCCCCTATACACGAAATAAACTTCGCACTTTTATTAAATAAAAAAACCTACTCTAAAGTAGGTTTAATTAGTTGTGTATTGTTTAGTATTAAAATTCTAAATCTTCATCTGTACTTTCAGAAGCATCAGTTTCGGTTTCTACTACTGGAACTTCTGCTTTAGCTAAATACGTTTTAAGATACGCTTCAAGTATATTAAAAACTTCATCGGCTTGGTCTGCTTCTGAATCTGAAATAGAACATAAAAATGTAAACTCAGGAACTGAAAACTTAACAGCTCCTTTTTTACCATCTTTAGCGGTTTTAACCTCAATCCATTCATCAGCTAAACGAGAACGTGTTTTTTGTGTAAACTCGCCCCACGCTTGAACGCTTGAACCTTTAAGTTGTAAGTTTGCCAATGTTCCATCTTCAAGCATTATATAAATAGATTTCACATAATGACCACCAGATGACTTTACTTTCTCTTTGATGTCTTTATAAAGTCCTTTTGCAATTTCATTCCCTTTGAATGGTTTTACAATCATTGTTTCTTGTGAAATAAATTTCACTTCGTTTGAGAAAATTGCTGATTGTGTTGCATCATTCCAACCTTTAATGCAGTGCATTTCGTCAAGTACTAAAAACTTAAAAGGTAAAGGGATTTGTTCATTTGAACTTGTTTCTTTGTTGTAGAATGAGAAACATTTGTCGTTTGATTTCCAGTCGATAAATTTAGTAGCTGGATTACTTTGTGGCGTTTGGAACGCTTTTTTCCTGTTTGATTGTGTATTCATTATAATATATTATTTATGGTCTGAAATTATGATGCCCAAACCTTGCATCTGTTATTATGATGTTGTAAATATAGTAATTTAAAATGATATAGCCAAACTTGACTTTCTTGGTGTTGTTGAAACTTTGGGAACGATTACGCCAGCTTCATCGTAAATCTCTTTATCTGACTTTAAAGCAAGTTTTAAAAGTTCTTCACGTTCTTTTAACTCTTTTGTAATATCGCTCCAAATTTCGCATTCTTTGAAGTTTATAGTATTGCCGCCATCTCTAAAAGTCCCTTTTAAACCAAACTCCTCAAAGTTTTCTTGTGGAATAACTTTAATTAACTCGGTATTAACTACGTCTAACGCTTCTTGAAGTCTTTTAGCTTGTGCTAATAACTCAAATTTGTTTACATTTCCTTTGTCTAAAAGTTCTGTAATAAATTTCTTTGCTCCGAATTGTATTTCTTTTTTGTTTGGTAAAAAGTTTGATGTTTGAATTTCTTGTTCTCGCATCAACATAAATAAGTCTTTACTCATAATTTTATACGTTATGTTGTTTTACAATTTCTTTAGTATCATAATTCTGAAAGCATTGATAAGGCGTTAATCCGTTCCAGTACATTTGAAAACGATACACTTGTTGTTTAGTTCTTTTGTTGTGGAATGTATATCCGCTTACTTCGTTACAGAAGTCCATAAATGATTGTTGCATAGTTAATTATTTTTATCAAATTTAATCTATTGCTTTGTTTTACGCAATAGGTGGGGTTAGTTTAGAATGAATTAAAATAACTTCTGTTGTGAAACATGGTTGTTAATTCTTTGAATTGATTTGTCGAAGTATTCTTTGTCAAGTTCACAGGCGGTTAATTCAAATCCGTAATCGTGACAGGCTATTGCAATGCTACCAGAACCTAAATGAGTATCTAAAATTTTATCTCCTTTGTTTGCATAGTTTTTTAAAAGCCATCTATATAATTTTTCGGGTTTTTGAGTTGGATGAATACTACCGCCTTTTTGAGCAATTAAACCTCTGTTTATGTTTATTTGTCTTGTTGCTTTTTGGAAACTACTATAAGCAATTTCGCCATCACTCATACTTAATCCTTCTTGACCTTTAAACCAAAAAATCCAACCCATCGAACTATTGTTTAAATGTTCAACAAAATAGTTTGCACCCCAAATAATTTGATTTTTAGAAACCCTAAATAATTCTTTAAAGTATTCCTTACTTGGTATTGCATTATCCCAGTCTTTTTGTTTGTGTGCTTTACGTTTATGTTTTGGATTTTTAGTAAAGGTTTCAGTTTGTCCACCTCTTTCAATCCCATAGGGTGGGTCAACAATTGCTAAATCGAAGTAATTATCAGGGTAACGCGCCATTAAAAGAATATTATCTTCTTGAGTGATTGTTATTTTATCTGTTATTTTCATATCTTAAACAATATTTTTTCAATTAATTTTCGTTTGTAATACATTTTATTATACTCTTTTTTTCGCTCTTTATTTTTAGCGTACCAAATTCGAGTTTTTTCGGCTTTAGTCATTACATAAAATTTAGTTTACTTTCTCTTACTTCCCAAATAGTATGAACGTAAATTACTTCGGGAATATTTATATTTTTTTCATTAAAATTTATAATATCATAAACTTCGCCTTGAGTAAGTTCATATACTTTGTTTTTCTTTATAATACTTGGTTTTATTCCTAATTTTAACGCTCTTTGTCTTATAGTACTTTGACTATAATTATAAGACTCTGCTACTTCTTTTACTGAGTGCTTGTAGTTACTCATAAAAATTATCTTTAAAAAATTGCACCAATTCAATAGAGTCGTAATATCCTACTTCTTTTTCTTCTCTATTTTTTATAAACCACTCCGCAAACTTAATAGCAAAATCTTCTGTTATAGATATTTCTCCAACAACTCCAATAATATTATTTTCAAACTTTTCTCTTAACTTACTCATAACTTCTCATTTGCTAATTTTCTAACTATTTCGCCTAACTCGTAACTATTCGGAGTTGCTAAAATATATTTTAAAGGGATTTCTACTTTTCGGGTGTCTTCGACAATCCCCTCTCTAACAAAAGCCTCTTTAATATTTTCATCTTTGCATAGTTCTTTAACAAATTTTTCGGTTAAAGTGTATGTTTTTTCTTTTCCTATCTTTTTAAGTATATTTTCAGTATTCCATTCTTTGTAAGATATTATTTCTGCATATCTAGCATAATTTCCTCCTCCAAATAAACCAATATAATTATCAGTTCCTTTCATATAGTCATTTTCTTTTTTTGCTCCGAAAAAAGACATATCTTGTTTATTATAAAATATATTCCAATTTGAAATATCATATATTTTATTATTCCAAATACATTTAACCTCTTTCGCATTTTCAAAATGCTTTTTAACTTTCTCTAATGTTGGTGTTTTCATAACTTATAATTGTTTAAAATCGATTACTTCGATGTTGTTAATTTTATCATTTTCAAGTAGTTCAAATAGTTTATTATCACTTACTTTTTTTGCTTCAATACGTCTAAATGCTTCTGACATTTGCTCATCATTTGCGATGTTTCCACCGAGTGAAGAAAACCACGTTTGAAAGTTCTCGCACTCTTTTTGCCATTCGTTTATTTGTAATCGCATAAGTTTCTCTTTTTATCAATTAATATTTCAATTACTACTTCTTTTAATTTTTTACTTACTAAACTAATTCGATTAATCGATGGTTTGTTTATGAAAGCTAATATTTCGTTATCGGTTATCATAACTATTTTCTATTTAAAATTCTTAATGCTTTGTTACTCTGTTTGATGTAAAATTCACTAAGTCCCGATGCTTGTGCAGTATCTCGAATAAATAAAAGCACCTCAATCGCTTCGGCAATATTCTTTTCGGTTGTATAAATTGCACTTTCTAATGGCTCGAAATCGTCGTTATCTTTAGCGAATTGCATACACTCGGTAAGTATTACTGGCTCGGGTTGTTCAATTGGGTCAATTTCGTTAGGATTCATAAAATCTAAATCCGCTCTTGTGTTATCGTAGTTCATTACTCCGTTATTTTAAACTCTCATCTGCACATTTTTTCAATGCTTCAGATTGTAGTTGGTTAATAAAATTGTTTACTTGTTCTTTCATTGTATCGTGTTGGTCTTTTGGAACTACTCGACTAATTCTCATTGTAGTACTTTCTACTTTAAATTTTGGTGGTGCGCCTACTTTTTTAGTCATTTTTATTTATTTAAAGTTAGTAAATATGATTTCAAAGCATTATAAACAGCTTCAATTTGTTTGAAATTCTCAGTGTTTCTTTCTGTTAAAATAACTTCTGTTGATGCAAAAAATAAATCCCAATCTTTAATAGTTTTTTGCTTACATCCAATTTGTATTTTTTCTCCAATAATTGAAAAAGACCATTTGCAAAAAATAGGTAAAAAAGCAAATTCTTTATTTAAAGCTGATTCTAAGTTAGCCGAACGCAAGTTAGCTGATTCTAAGTTAGCTGATTCTAAGTTAGCTGATTCTAAGTTAGCTGATTCTAAGTTAGCTGATTCTAAGTTAGCTGATTCTAAGTTAGCCAAACGCAAGTTAGCCGAACGCAAGTCAGCTGATTCTAAGTTAGCCGAACGCAAGTTAGCTGATTCTAAGTTAGCTGATTCTAAGTCAGCTGATTCTAAGTTAGCCGAACGCAAGTCAGCTGATTCTAAGTTAGCCGAACGCAAGTTAGCGTAATTTAAACTTATGTTTTCTTTAATAGCTTTTTCAACAGCATCTTTAATAGTAGCGTTTTCTTTTTCATAAGTAAATAATACTTTTCCAAATATTGACTTAATTTCAATTTTTACCATAATTTCTATTTTTTAGTGATTAATTATACGCAAATATAATAATTTTATTTTAATTACAATACAATACAACACAATACAACACAATTTATATTAATTCTAAATAAAAAACCACCGATTAAGGTGGTTTAGTAGTTGTGGTGTTGGGGTTTAGTTAATTGTTTTTTATTCTTTCGTTAATAATATCAAAATACTTTTTTTCTTTTTCTATTAAAATATAGTTTCTATTAGTATTTAAACAAGCTATTGCAGTTGTTCCAGAACCAGCACAATTATCTAAAATAATATCATTTTCATTACTATATGTTTTAATTAAATATTCAAATAAAGCTACTGGTTTTTGTGTTGGATGCAATCTGTTTAATTGGTTACACTCTGCATTATACTTAGAATAGTTAATAATATTCTTTGGGTATCTTTTTTTATTATCATATCCATCTTTACTTTTTGCCACTCCAGATGCAACAGGAGTAGCACTACTTGAACTACTCCCTAAATTTATTGGTCTTATGTTTTTAGTTTGTGCATCTTCCATAATTGGGTAGTAATTAACCTTTCCTGCACTGCTAAAAACACAAACATCTTCTGTAACTATCATTGGTCTATACTTTGCTAATGCAAATGCTCCTGATAGTTCTTTATTCCACACCCAAGAGTGTTTGAAGTTTTTAATATTGCTTCCAATTAGCTTAGTAGTAAATGGCTGTGCTGAAAATAAAACTATTGCACCATTCGGCTTTATAATTCTATTATACTGCATCCAAAGTTTATCAAAAGGTATTATTTCATCCCAACTACAAGCCGTTGTTCCATAAGGTAAATCGCAAATAATCATATCAATACTTTTATCTTCAATTTCTTTCATTAATTCTAAACAATCACCTAATATTACTTTATTCATACCTCCCCACTTTCTTTTTTAACGTATTTTCTGCTCCAAATTACAAAGAATATGAATGCAGTAATACAGATTATTAATAATACCCAATTCCAAAAATTACCTTTTGTTGATTCTGTTTGCTTAACTTCAACTGACTTTTTAGCTTTTACATTTACTTTAACCGCTTTTTGTTCAATTTTAGCAACTTTCTCAACTTTGTTAGTAGTTATATTGTTTTTAACTTTTAGGTGTTTTAAAGTAACGTTTTTATAAGTTTTACCATTTACGATAATTTCTTTTGTATTGTCAACTGGAACTATTACTAATTCATCTGTATCGGTGCAATCAATAACTTTAACATTCGTATCGGTTTTCGTTTCACTTTTACTATTGTCGGTAATTTCGGTCTTTACCTTTTCGGTAGTATCTGATTTGTTTACTTTTCGAGTTCCACAACTAAATAGTAAAATAGTTGATAATAGGATTAGTTTAGTTTTCATTTTGTAATTGTTTTAATTTCAAGTTTTTTTATTTGTTTTTCTAATTGTATATTAGTAGTTAATAAAGCAAAACATAACATAATAAATATACCATTTAATATTGTATAATATGCATATTTATGGAAAGTACTTTTTTTATCATTAAGATTATATGCTACTAAGAAATAAAATAGCAACCAAAAAACTAATAGTGTCATTAAAAAATAATATCTGTTGTCCATAATCTCTCTATTTATTTAAGTTATTAAAAATTTCGTTTGCCTCTTTGCATTTATCTGTTAGTATCATAGTTATTCAAATATTTCAATCCATTCCCATTTTGTACTTCCATCATTGCATTGCCACATTTGTTGCAACATCAATTCTGTTTTTGCTGTGTTCTCATCAATTAGTATATATTTATACGCATATCTAAACTCGTTTGTTTTACACCATTCTTGTGTATAATAAACACTATTAATAGACTTTGTAGTTTTTTTTTCTTTCATAAAACTTCTTTTAAAAAATTAGTAATTTGTTTTATTTTTTCTTCTTTAGTTAAGTTTTCGTTTATGTGAAAACTATAACTTTTACTTGATTTCTGATAAGGTAAAAATACGATATTTACCTTTGTTGTTGTTTTTATTGGTGGTGACATAATTATTCATTATTTTTTACAAATGTAAATTGATTAATTTTTATAATATTCTTTGAAAACTTCCTGACACCCCTATAGGTCTTACCTAAACTTTTTGCATTTTCAGAAACGCTTTGTAAATTAAGCAAGTCAAATATATGTATCGCAATTGATACTAAACTGTCGTCATTTAAGTCTTTTATTTTATATTTATCATCGATAAACTTTATAATTTTCTCTGTGTTTTCAAAGTTTGACATGATAGTATCTTTTTTGATATTAATGATAGCAAGTAGTTACCTGCAAGGCTACCTTGACACTCCGATAACAGCATCGGGATATTCTTTACATGCTTCTAAATACTTTTCGACAAAAGGAACAAAATGTTCATACATTCCCCATCCATTAGGTGAATTAAAAGTTTCAAAATGTTCAGGTTTTGCTTTTAAATCAGCTAATCCTTTTTCAAGTAATTCAACTATTTCACTTGCCTTTGTTTTATCAATTTCTTCTGGTCGCCAAAGTGCTTCGTAAATTCCTGCTTCACCTGCCATTTTCCCTAAGTTATGGGTAATGTTTGCATCGTAAACGGTTTCATCTTCTTCTGTTAATGTTTTGCCAGCATCGTAGCTAATCCATTTTTTTCGTGTTAAATAAACGTCTAAACTCATTTTGTTTCTTTTTTAAAATACTACTGATAATCCGCCCAGCAGGTAACAGCGGTTTGTAGCAAAAAGGGCTGATGTGCTACATTCATCATTTGTGGTTCTAATCGGCAGTAGTGGTAAATTAAAACATCGTGCTTCTAAATCCCTTTCAGCTACAAGCCGAAATACGGTTATGCAACAGTTAATTCACGACCTATTAAAGAATAAAATAAGTTCTGAAGCTGATGTACATATTTTAAATAAACGTGTCCATATTTATATTCAACAGTATATCCATTTTCTTTTCTATATTTTATTGAGAAAGAACACCCTTCTTTTTTATATTTATCAGGAATATTAAATTCACATTTATTAAAACCTAATTTTAAAAGCCATTCTTCTGTTAATGGAATTGGTATTGAACATTTTAAATTTAATTCTAACAATGTAAAAAAAGCATCATCTACTTGAAATATTTCATCTGATCCTATTTCTTGTAAATAAATACCGAAACGCAATTCATTTGGTAAAATAACCGATTGCATAACAGCCGTTTGTATTAATTGCGGGGCTTGGGATTTATCTAAAAACATAATTTTTAAATTTAAAAGTTAGTATATATTTGTATGTTCAGTTTTCAATCATCCGCAACTGAACACAAGCGGGCAAAACGTTATAAGCCATTTTACAGAAAGAACTCGCTAAATTCAACTGTTCTTATTTTATCTTGTCTTTGATTTTCTGCGCAACCAACAGACCCAGTACTTCTACTTACTTTCTTTTTTGCCCATAAAACTAATGCAGTTTCACGTTCAGCCATTTGAGGAACCCATTTTACATAGCAATATTGTTCTCCAATAAATTTTGAAGCTTTTTCAAATTGTTCTTCGTTTCTAATAATAATTGATAATCCGTTTTTCATATTAATTAATTTTATAATGTTTAATTTCTGCGGTTTCTACATCTAAAAAATGATAGTATTCAGGGTCTTTTTTTGATGCATCTAAATGATTTTGTAAATCTCTTTTTGCTGATTCTAAATAATCTTTGTGAATATAATTTTTGAACATTTCGCATCCTGTTTTATCAGTTATGCAAACTACTATTGTGTTTTCTAAATCCATAAAAAAACGGCTTATAACATCGGTTTTGCTCTATTGCGGGTTCGGGCATAATTAGATGTTCGGTTTGTATTTGTTATTTTTGTTTTTAAATCTAAACTTTTGGCTTACTTTTCCGCAACAAAGCAAAGCCGAGAACCGTTAATGGCAATATTTGAAGTGCGTAAAATGAATAATTGCCATAGGTTGAGATAAATCGTAACCTTTAAACCATTCTTTAAAATCCGAAAGACTTAATCCATCATTTTCGGCTATAATATCAATGTTTGGCTCAAACTTATTATTTATCAAAGGATATTTTAAATTAGTAACTCCGTCTTTATCTTTGTAAAACTCTAATTTTTCAAGTGAAATTCCATCTGTATTTTTAAGATTAAAAACTTCTAGTTGTTTTGAAATATATGGCTTACCGGTCCAATTTCTAATAGATAAACAAGCTTCTCCTTTTTCAATTT